GCGGCTTATTGCTTCTAGGGGAATAGAACAGTGCGTCGCCCACCGCAACGGAATGCTGAAATCCGGTATCACTCACGTGATGTTCGTATTCAGTATTGACGTAGCCACCAACAGCAAGCGGCACTGCAAAGTGAAGAGCTTCAGTACGAAGTTTCACCAGCAGTGGCACAATGCTAAGGTAGCTATACCGATGCGGACACCCGGACGTTTGAATCCCTTGATTGGGGTTCATCCATTCGGGTACGAGGTGGGGCTTGCCGTCTACAATCTTCCGTAGATATGTCAGCGTACGATGCAAGGGGATTTTCTCCCTGGCACCCCAGCCTAATACCTGGTTGATTACGACGTAGACGTCGAGATTAGTAGCAAGGCTCTTCACATAGAAAGGAGTTACATCAACCCCATTTAGGAAATCGCCGCCACAACTCTCACGAAAGCAACCTTCACTGTAGGACTTGTCTAAGTTAACGACAAGACCCGCCTTTGTCAAGGTATCTACGACGCCAGGGTACTCGTGCGAAGGGACAATTATGTCATCCCCAAACACGCAAGTGTCGGACCAATCGATAAAAAGACTCGGTCCGCCACGCGTACATCTGTAGCCGTAAATTAGAGCGACAATTAGCAGTGTCATGAGAGGAAAAGTAAATCCATTCCCCATGGTACTGATCATGTTGAGCTCTACTTGTATGCCCTCATCCCCGGATTTACCATCTCCGGGAACTGTAATCACGGGCGACCTCAGCTTGATTAAGAGGTCGAACCATGCAGGAGGCATAAGGGCACGCACAAGATCGATGCTTATCATATCGCTCGCAGACTTCAAGTCCAGGGTAGCAACTGCCCCAGTCTCAGAGCCACGCTTGGCCATAGCAATGTTCTTTTGCTGTTGGTTGCGAATGTCTAAGCCGATATGCCGAAGAGCTCCTTCCAGGTACATGCCTGCAGCAAGCTGCAGACACATATTACCAGAAGGTTCGATGGCAATTGTGCGTTCAGTGTCCTCGTTTTTGGGGACTGTTGTTAGTCGTGAACCTTCAATCCGCGCGACACCCGAAACTCCATCGTGACCATCCTTGGCCACAAAGTACGGGTTAGTACTGCGCAGTTTACGTACCAAAGGTTCGCACAGAGCGGTACAAGTCATGTCCTGAAAAATCTTGTCAGCGGTATGAGTCCCTTTGACGCCATTACTGGCACCAGGGCCAAACCGCCAATTCGAGTACAGGTATGACATCTCGAGAGGCGTTTGCACAGCCTCTTCATCAAAGGTAGTAGTGAAACGCTCTAAAACAGTAGTAATGAAATAACGAGCGTTATCACGAATCCTTCGATCGAGAACCAAGGAGGGAGGAGAACTCTTTTGAAGTTCTCCAACCCTCTGATTTGTGGCAAGAAAATCTGCCACAGCTTGGCCTCGAAGATCTTCTCTAAGGAAGCGTGCCCTTTTACGGGCACGTTGTACCTGACGTTGGACCGAAAAACAAGTCGGACCTCTGTCAAGAAGCTCTTCTAACAGTGTGTCGAAGAACGTCGTTAGACGTTCCTCGGCTTTTTCTGAAACGTTGCTTTTACTCACAGGACAACTCCCGATGATAACAACGGTTTAATCAAGAATCTTCTGCAGAACCCGCTCACGCAGATTCAACAGACTAGGCTAAAGCCTACCTAGTCTTCTTCGCCGACGTTACTGTTTGCTCCATCGTTTCCGATGAGGCTGGAGTAACGGCGACTGGAACAGAAGTCGCGGTGTTGATTCGAATCTGAGCAATTGCAAGAAAAAGCGGGTCCATCAGCACCGCAGGAGCATTCGCGATAATAACCAACGCGACGGCCACCGCAATACAAGACGAACTCACTCTCGCCCAGCTCAAAATACACCCGTAATCACGGCGACCGAAATATCACTCGCGTTTGCCCAACCAACCCCATAGTGGCAGCTAATTAAGGCGCGAATCTCTTCCGGTTCATACGTGTCCACTCCTGCAGGACATTCAATGACCGTGGTAATTTTTGGTACCATGATCGATTGATTGACAGCAGGTGCGGCGCCCTTCCTGGTGATGTGTTTGTACACATTCAGGGGTACGTTCTTGATAATACCAGTTACCGGGTTTGCTTGTGGCAACATTCGCAGAACCGGAGGCCGGAAGAACGAAAATGTAAACGGCTTTGAAACGCTGTTCACATCAACGCCCGTCTGAGTACCACCAAGAGCAGTAACGGCGTATTGTTTACCGTTAATGTTAGGTGCGACATCCGTTACAAACGTATAGGTCGGGGAAGTTAAGCCCGTGACCGCTGCGCCAGTTACTGGTGAAGCAGGTGCAAAAGCCATGTATGGCTCCTTATAAAGGGTTGACTTTGTGACGATACAACTCCGGCTTGTTATGCCGAGCGGTGTACGCGCCACCTAATCTACCCGCGAGTACAGACGCCAGGTTTATCACCTTGGTTAGTCCATACTTTGCGATCTCATCTTCGCTTTTAACACGAAGGGACCGCGTAGGGAGGGAAGAAAGAGGAGTGCGAGCGATCGAGCTATATCTAAAACGACCTGTCGAAAATGAACCCTGCCAATTGAAACCTGGCGAATTCAAAACCGGTTCGGTCATCATGATAGCTTCGACCTGGTACTTCTCGGTTAGGCTAACATACACTGTATCTCCGGAGAGAGTCCAGAATACATCATCCAACCAAGGGCTTACAGTGGTAAAGTAATCAACCGCCCAAGAATAAGGAGTCAGCTCCCATAGTGCTGAGGGAATTGCGCTAACTTTTAGACCAAGGTGATCTCCTACGCTGTAAGAAGCAGCTGACCTGATTTTTAGGTCAACGCCTGCCACATAACGGACACTTTGCACGTGGTTACTAGATGTGGTTACCCACACGTCGGTACCAAATGCAATCGCCCCGCCACTCGGATTATTTCGAATGGAAGAGTGATAGTCCCTACTCGCTGTGCCGGAGACGCGTATACGGTTGTCCTGACGAGTCTGATAATCTAGAACCGCTAGGGCTGCCTTTTCCAGGTCTGAAAGCATCGGATTTACTCCGAAGCCATAACCCAGCCAGACATTACCGAATTGCTTCAAGGCACTCTTTCCTTTGGTTTTCTTAATGGCTAACGCAGCTTGGACAGTGCTAAGAGCGAGCCCGTTAATCTGTCGCACAAGGCGATGGACTTCACGAGCTTCTGCTAGCGGTGCGGCAAGTTGCGCGTTGCCAATATAGCCGTTAAGCCTGTTTTTCAGCCGACCTAGCGCCACGTCTTTCAACGCGGTATTAGGTAGCGGATTAACAGTAACCGTCCCAGAAATGGTCCCGCGACTTGTGGATAAGTACCCACTACCAGTCGTAGTTCCAAAATACTGTATCGGTTTAACTGATGCAACTGACCTTGAATAAGGGTAAGTCGCAGCGAGTCCTTGGGCTATTAGTGTTCTCCAGCCAGGGTTCTTTTGAAACGTCCTAGACGTATTCGCCATCGTTACATCAGACGTACTGTTCAACCAAAGGATTTTGCTTCCGTTAAGAAGCTGTGTCCTCTCGCTAAACAGATATCTGGTGTACTTGACAGCGGCAGTAGTCTGGGTCGGCTTCTCCTCGTTACGCGTCTTTATGTTACGCGGTTCGCGAGGCAGGATCGGATATAATCGAATTAGCTTATGTTTCGGATGTTTCGGCTTGTTCGATGTCATCACGACCCTTTCAGAAATGTTAGAAAACACAGACACGGAGAAATCCGCGCCTAAAAGGGCCCCTTAACCTGCGACAGCAGGCCACCTTACGGTGGCCTGCCCAGCAGGACCTCACAACTCAGAGAGTCATTCGATCAATCAAATGGTTAACAAAGCCATTGAAAGATATAAGAATGAAACTCAGCCACAGTACTTAGTGGTGTTCTGCTAGTAAAGCAGAGGAGAGTGAGGGGAGGG